CGAGTTCATCCTGACCGAAGTCAAGAATGGAAATTCTAGGATGGCATCTGTATCTGATGCTATCCAACAATTGACGAATGTCGTCTCCGAACTAGAACAGTCCGGAACAGAACGTCTGGCAGCAGAAGAAGCTCGTCGCGAGATTCCGAAGGATGGACTATCTGAGAAGTTGGCAACTCCGGCTCCGAAGAAGGAGGATGGCAGTCTGTTTGGAAAAATACTCGGCGGACTCGCGATCATCGGTACTCTTGTCGCTGGATTCGTGAACGGAATTGTCGCGACGGTAACGAAGGTATTTTCTTCGGTGACTTCGTTCTTCACAAAGAACTTTCCAAAGATCTTTACGACAGTCAAGACGTTCTTCGTCGATCTCGGCACGAAGATCTCGGCATTCTTCAAGGAGTCGAAGGTATTCGACGGCATCAGAAAGGTATTCTCTGGCACCGGTAGTATCTTTGCGAAGATCGGCGGCTTCTTCGGTCAGATCGGTACATTTCTATCAGAGGCCTGGGCAGCGATAAGCGGAAAATTTCCCATGCTGTCAAAGATCGGATCTATCGGTAAAATCCTCGGTAAGTTGGCGCTACCGCTGACTGCAATCTTTGGTATCTTTGATGGCGTTAAAGCCGGTATTGAGGAATTCCAGAAGACAGGAGATCTTGGGAAAGCTTTTGGTGAAGGCGTGAAGGGATTGGTAACGAGCATCGTCGGGGCTCCTCTTGATCTCTTGAAGAGTGCCGTTTCATGGGTGCTCGGTAAATTAGGATTCAGCGAAGCAGAAGGATTTCTGGATTCGTTCAGTTTTTCCGACCTCATCGGCGTCTTCATCCAGCGGGTGATCGATTGGGGCAAGGGTATCTTCGAGACATTCTTTAGTACGATCTACGACGTCTTTACTGATATCAGTGCCGGATTCGAGAAAGGTCCTCTCGAAGGTATGCTCGAGATCCTGCGAGGAGTATTGAAGACTCTCATTGCCTCGCCGTTGGATATGGTAAAGAACACCATTGCGGCAGCAGCTGGATTCGTCGGGGCAAGTAGTGTCGAGGATTATCTCCGTGGAATAAGCTTCACAAAGATGCTCGGTGGAACTCACACAGAGACCAGCGCTGAGAAGAAGACGTCTGGTAAGAGTATCGCCGAAGAGGCTGGAGAGGTGACATCCGCCAAGAAATTAGCCAAGGAACAGAAGAAGGTCGATGAACACATCGCAGAACAGGACCGGATCCTGAAAGAGCAGGAAACTAAGACGGAAAAGAAGAAGGGAATCCTAGAATCGATTCAGAACCCTATCACCGTCTTCTATGATAGCTTGATCAAGGCATACCAGGAAAACAGTTCCGGTGTCGACTCGCAGGGCCTCCAGGCAGTACCATCAACGATCGGCGCCGAGATCTCGGCAATGGAATCCGATACCGCCGATATGGAAGCCGAGGCACAGATGAGTGGACCTGCCACAGTGGTGGCACCGCAATCACGTACAGTGAATAACAGTAACCAGAGCGTCACGTACAACTCCAACAACATTCCAGATCGTACGACCTGGATGACCACACCGCTGTCGAGCTGGGCCGGAATTTAATAAAAATGGGGTGCACGTGAATGCACCCCATCGATTGGTAGGATATTCCTCTGTCTCTTAGTCTTCCTTTGCCAGCTTGGCAAAGTAGCTGAGCGTATCCTCGTCGCCGTCCTCGGCCGCAGCCGGTGAGGCAGCCTCAGGCGGCTTCACGAACGAAGGACGTGGTGTCGGTGCAGCAGCTGCCGGTCGGCTGATGGCAGGAGCCTCACTCTTGTCGAGGTCGACCTGTTCAGCCGTCGTGAAGACAGCGCCGGTCTCACCGATGACTTCCTTGAGCTTCTTCTCGAGCTCCTCATAGGACTTATAGCTCTTCGGATCGAGGAACTCAGACAACGGATGCAGACCGTTGTAGATGCCCTCGAGCTTCTTCTCGTCACCACCGAACAACGGGGCGGGAGAAGCGAACTCGGACTTGTCGTAGTTACGATAGCCCTCGACGTTACGGATCTTCAGCTTGAAGTCGGCACCGTCCCAGAAGTCGAACGGATTGACCGGCTTCTCATCCTGGAACTGAGGCTGCATGATGTCCAGGATCTTGTCAAAGATCTTCTTCCCGAACTTGAAGAGGAAGACCTTACCGTCGTTGGCCGGATTGGCCGGATCCGAGATGATCAGGACATTGGCCACATAGTGCAGGCGCCGCTTCCGGGCCCGAACAAGCTCCTTGTCCTCCTCACGACCAGAGTTCCAGAGCTTGGAATTCAGGTCAGAAACCGGATCGTTCTTGCCGATACTCGTGAGGGAGTTCTCGATGTACCAGCGACCGGTCGGTCCCTTGAAGCCGTGATCCCAGTACCGGATCCACGGAGTGGTCTCGGACGAGATGGCCGGAAGGAAGCGAATGACGGCATAACCATTGCCGGCCTTATCGACCTGCGGTTGCCACAAACGATCATCGGCGTACGACTTCTCGTTATTACCGGCCACCTTCTGGGCCTGAGCGACGAGCCGGGAAATATCCGAGCTACGATTCTTCTTTAGATCTGCGAATGACATAGTATTGCGATGTATGGGTTGTATTGTATCCTAGCACTCGACAGAAGTAAATGTCGAAAGTGCAATTTGTTTGCATTTTCGGACATCGACGTTCTGTCGAACGAACGGCCTGTATTTTGCAACGGTCATAGAAAACTGAGGCCAAAAGATCGTCTCCGTGATGGATTGATCCTTCATGAATCCTAAGATCTCGTCGAAGACCGTGAGGGTCTCCAGCGAGATTGTACCGTGCTGGTACAGTTGAACCACTGACGGATATTGCTGAGACTTCGATGCACGAAAGAGTCCGTCCATCTTGATCCCTTCAGTCCGACAGTAGTCCAACAGAACCTGATTCTGCTCGGTGAAGTGGTAACCGAATGAGTCTCGTATCTTGAGCCATTCGGCATACCTCTCCTCCGATTCAGAATCGAGTAGATCGCCTATCCATGTAGCCTTACCTCGGGTGAAGTTGGCCACTAGGAAGTCGATCAAAGTTTGACGGTCGGGATACTTCCGTGCGATCTTCGCAAAGAAGAATCGATCCCGACGCTTTAAGAAAGAGCTCTGTGATGCGGAGGTGCGATAGCAGAACTTGAGTGCATCATAGGATGCAGACTCGAAGTGCAGCTTGAGCGCAGTATGTATCTGGTACGCTTCCCAGGGCTGAACCGGCATCCTCAGAACAGGGAGTTACCCCGCGGCAACAGGTTAGACGACATGCCCTCGGCCTCGAGCTTCGCCTTGATCGGCGGGCTCACGAGCTTGGCGATATCAGCCGGATCGATACCTCGTTCCTCGCAGATATGGATCATGGCTTCAATGTAGCCCATCTTTTCCTTCACCACGAGCTCTTCGACGAGCGCAGCGAGGGCGGTCTTGTTTAGGATATTCTGTAATGACATTGTCGTGTTTAGTCTCGGTTCTCGAACACGCGGAGGAGGATGACCTCTTCGTTGATCCGACCCTTCGGCTTCGATTCCTTCGTGGAAAGGGAGTCCCAGGTCTTTTGGATCTGCTTTGGAGTAGCCGAAATGATTGTGGAAAGAACCTCGTCAGGCTTTCGGAGACGGATGCAGCGGCTATTCGTCTCGTCTAGGTTCTGCAGGGTGGTACCCTTGATCGAGAGACCAGCAGAGGACTGAGCCACATAGTCGATGAGCATCCGGTACTTCGTATTGAAGGCCAGGAGACGGTAGGATCCAGGGATCCGAGCAGGATTGATCGAGGTGAGCTTGAAGTCCGGATTCTGCTTGCAGAATTTGAGATTGGAGATCTGCTTCTCGGTGGAGACCGGCTTCTTCTGCCTGGGCGCCCGGGTGGCCTTGACGGCATGCTTGTACTTGTTCAGGTCACCCAGCATCTTGTTATAGGCCTCAACCTGCTTCTGCAGGGCCGCTTTGGGGTAGACCGAGTAGGCTTCCTTGAGGTAGGAATCATCGCCGCTCAGGGCCGCACCGGCTTCATCCCGGTGGCGAACCAGGAAGTCTTCCACCATGCCACAGGCCATGGCAGGGGTGGAATGCTGCTGGAGCTTCCCGTACAGATCGATCGGGGCATAGTCCTTCAGCGTCACCCACGAGTCGATCATGGAATCGAGTTCGGCAACGATGGTCCGATTCACCTTGAGCCGAAGAAGCTCCTGAGGAGACACTGCAGGCTTCACCGCTTTCGCACTGACCTCTGCCTTGGAATCGTTAATGGCACGCGTTCCGACGATGATTGAGGCCTTGAGACTGTCCTTGACGAACTCGGCATCACTGGTATACTCGAGCTGCGGATGAGTCGAAGGCATGCCACGGAGCATGCACGTGCACAAAGTGCCGACGGTGATTCCAGGAGACCAATCCGGGGCTGCCTTCACGGCTGCGATATGAGCCTCGGAATATCCGTTGGCGGCCATCCATTCGATGACACGAGGCTTGGTCTCCTTCGCATCAAGGTAGTAGTTGTAGAAGTTGAAAGCTCGCGAACGCTCCTTCTCGAACTTCTCGGCCGGCCAGGACTGCCAGTCGTCCCAGACCGGCTCAGTGCCGGTGTATCGCTCGTCGGTCGCATTCACGCCACCGAAGTGCTTACGCGGCTTCTTACCTCGGGTCTTCTTAGAAGACTCTTGAAGGATGGATTGGATACTCATGGCAAATTAGTCGGTCTCTTCCTCGGACTCCCAGGGGGCGAGCCCCTCTGGGCTAGGACTGTGGCTGATCGCTACGACCGAATCGATTCGGAACGAACGCCAGCCAACGTTCTCGATATCAAACACAGGTACCACATCGAGATTCTGAGTCCGCTTCGAGGCCTTCTCGGCTCGAGTTGTGGCGAGCCCGTTCTTCTCGTTCAGACGAGTGATGATGTCCTCGTCAAGAGTACAGAGTAGCTTGCGTTCGGTACCATCGACCTTCTTGAAGGTCACTACCGTGGAACCGTACGGGGCGGTCTGGATCATGTCCAGAATCTCTTGTCGTGTGTAGTTAACCATGATAAAATCCTAGCTCAGTTCGGTCACAAAGTAAATGAAAAAGTGAGTCTGCCGCAGTGATAGTATGCTTTAGTCTATCTTGGCCTCTAAGGTATTAGACGGCCTGTGTGCGTGTATTGATCTACGTATTTGCGGCAGACTCAGTGATATTTATCGAGTGAAAGATCTCAGAGAGCCTTCTGAACCTTGCGCCAGTAGGCTTCCAAGTTCTTCTGCTTGGTGTCATTCTGAGGAGCCGTCACGCGCCGCCAGGCCGCAGCTCCACCGTTCCAAATGTAGGCCATCTCCTGGTCGGTCGCGGCGCGTCCAGTGGACTTCTGGATGAACTTGGAATAGTACCCCAGGACGATCGTGGCGACCTGCCGCGCCTTCACCGGATCGAACATGTCGCAGTGGGAAAAATTACTGCCCGAGAGGCGGTTAGCCTCACGGACAGTGATCTCGTGGATCTGCAGGAGGCCATAGGCCTTCCCGCGATCACCGATCGCCGCAGCGTTACCGCTGGACTCGACCTTGGCCAGAGCCTTGATCAGACGCGGGATATCCGCACCGGAGGCCGCAGCCGTGGTAGCCAGGAGGATCGCGGTGAGCTTGAGCGCCTTGATGATCATGCCAATATCCTAGCAAAATCTTGGAGAAAGTAAACTCCGAAGAATTACTCAAGTCGTTGATCATCAACGGGGACATCCAGAATCGTGTCCCGGATGAGATGAGAGATCGACTCGTCAATAGTGCTGTAGTCCATAAGTTGTTGGTGTTGAGTGGGTTCGTGGATCACATCGACCAGTAGGTCTCGCTCGAGGGGTCCATGTGCGGAGGAGCGTCGATCGGCACCTGGATATCCGGGCCGGTCGGGTTCATCAGGTTCTTGGCCGTACGGAATTCGGTAATAGTCTTGTTGCGCTTCAGCATCTTCTGCTGGCGGGCGCTGAATTCCGAGTACGGAATGACCTGGTCGAAGGTGCTGATCGTGCCGGGATTCTTGCACCGGATGGTGACCTCGCAGCCGTTATTCTTGACGATCGGGGAGTAGACGCCCTTGTAGGTGATAGCTTTCATCATGGGAATATCCTAGCAAAATCCGTGGAAAAGTAAACTCCTAAGAATTACCTAAGTTGTTGGCACACGAAAAAAGGTACCGAATGGTACCTTTGTGATCGGGATGAACTAGAATCCAGACCTATTCGGTCGGTAGATTCCAATCCAGGTAGCGCGTCTCTGAGGCCTGATCTGACCAGGTCAGAGGGGCGAATTTGGGATCATTGCTGACCGTGAGGTAGATTGTGGGTGCTCTGTCATTCATAGTGTAGTGGTGGATCATGGAACAAGTCTGCGAGCTCGTAGGAACCGATAGATCTTGACGAGAATTGGTGGGATGATGGTAACCTTGACCGGAGCCGGACCGATCACCGTCGGTGCATCGGCCCACAGAACTCGAACTCGAATCGGCTTTCCATCGAAGGTCGTACAGTTTTCGATCGTGATGTTCGTCGTCCGCTCCATCGATTGGTCAGACCAGTTACCGAGATCGATATCAGCGACCGATCCGTGCGCAGCGAACCGGAGATTCCGGAGAACCACGTTCTTCGTTCCTCCTTTGATCGTGAAGCCGTACTGCCCCTTCGGGATGATCGTGCAGTCCTCGATGAGGATGTCACTGCAGTTCCGATTCATGTCAACACAGTCTTCCTTGCCTCCGGTGATCAGTGCGTTACGGATCGTAACGTTCGAGGCATGAGAAAGCTTCACGATATCGGAATATTCGAGAGAGTTGACTCCGGGATCAGGAAATGTTCGACCATCGATAACCTGAACGGCATCGACATCGGCGAACGAGATGTAATTTCGGTCAGTAGCCAACGGCAACCATCTTGCAGCCGGTAGCGGCGGCGATCGTCTCGGCAGGAGTCTTCTGGATGAAGATCGTTTCTCCGGCCTTCACCGTGATGGTGCCAGTGGTGGTGCCACCACCGTTTGCGATAGTGATCAGGACATCAGAGGGATTCTGATTGTAGACGCGAATGACCTGCTTGCCGCCGAAAGCGTTTGCTGTGGTGACCGTGGCTTCGGTACCGAGTACCTTGAGTTGTGATTTGGATGTCATGGGTGGTGTTATTTATCAGGTTAGACGAATGAAATCATGACCGACATAAATAGCATGGTGAGACCGGTACTAGCAGCCTGCGCATTGATTCTCCTTTCAGGATGCCAGTTCTTGGGCAACCTGAAGAACTCATTTGGATTTGGAAAGTCGGATGAGGATCCAGGTAAAGGAACCGTCGCCGGTGCGAGTGCCACGTCAGCCGCCGTGGATCGTATGGCCGAGATCGCTAAGCGTGAGGCAGAGGCTCGGAGAGAACTCGAGATTCGATACGAGAAGTTCCGGAAGGAACTCGCCGAGGCGTATGAGAACCGGCAGAAGATCGACATCCAGAACTTCGACAAACTATCTGAGATCAACTACGGAATCACCGCGGCCACTGAAGAGATCACGGATGTTCATCCGAGAGTACTCATCGCAAACCTGAAGTCGCGCGAGGCAGCAGCGATTCTGATGCCGGTTACCGAGGAGAAGCGGGCCCAGATCAAGGCTGAGATCGAGGTGGACGAGAAGAAGACGGTCGAGCAGATCGTAAAGAAATACGATGACCTTCTCAAGGTTGCCGATGCCGCTGCAAAGAGATATGCCGAGGCTGATGCACTGGTCAAGAAGAAGGAAGCCGAGAAGGAGAAACTGCGATCAGACCAGGCCGCTGCTCTCAAGAAGATTCAGGAGGAACAACTCAGAGAAAGAGAGCGGCTCAGCAAACAAGCAAAGGATGCAGTCGAGATCGCCAAGGAAACTCAACGACTCGAGATGATCGGATGGATCGTTAAGTCTCTCCTGGGTGTCGCTCTGGTCTTGCTCGTGGCCGGATTCCTCATGAAGAGCCCGGTGTTCATACTTTCCGGAATATCCATGCTCGGGCTCTCGTATGTTGCAGCAACAATTCCGTTCTGGGTAGTCTCGTCGGTCATGGGTGTCTTCGTTCTTGTCATGATCATCGTGAACCCACGGACCGGTAAGATCGATCTCTTCGCAAAATCTAAGTTACCGGAAGAGGTCAAGACTCCTTAGGCTCATCGAGCTCCACGAGCCAGCTCGAATCGTGGTAGATGAAGTCCCAGAGCTTGGTCTTCTCGTCCTCATCGGTGATGCCCATTGCTGAGGCGATACGTTCGAACAGGCAGTTCTCAGAATCCTGATGCGACTGTGCGATGAGCCTGAGCTGCTCGATGTCGTTCAGGTTCTGCGTGCTAATCTTGATCTTCGGTGTAGCCATTGTCAGGAATAGTTGACGTGATACTGGAATGAAAAGTCGAACAGAGCCCCAGCCTCAAAACCACGGATAATCGATCTGGACATCGTCTTCGTGAAGCAACCTTTCAGGGTATCCTCAATACGCTCGAGCTCTAGCGGATTGCTCGGATCCATGACATCCACGTAATCCTTGAAATATTCACTCCCTTCAGGAGAATCGAAGTGCTGATTGCAGAACTTAGCGAGCGCGTCGTCTTTTGATTCGGCGACGACGAAGGCCATGTTAGCCGTAACGCCCTCACCAGTGGCATAGTAGTCGATATGACAGAAGTATTGTTTCATAATGATTATACAGTAGCAGATGATTATAAAATGTCAAGAATGTTATTTCATAAAGATTGTACCACGGTGAATATCACCAAGCAAGCAATCATATGTTTCAAATCTTCCTTTGTCAATACCACGCTGAACATCATCACGGCTCAAATCATTCATCAGTAGCATATTCAAGTTACGCATATGCTTTAGCCATTTTACAAGTTTAACTTGATCAATAGTATAATATGTGTCAACAGGATCAACAGGTTGATCTTCAAATTTGGCTGAATATACTTTCATAGTTTATCCTCCCCAATCAGCGCCTTCACCGGTGGCATAGTAGTCGATATGACTGAAGTATTGTTTCATAGTTGAATTGCTCACGGCTGCGCCCCATTTTGTTCGCGCTCTACTAGCATCTCGTCTGCTAGGCGGTATGCCAAACCTACCGCAATCCTCCGACTATCACCCGGAATTTGAGCTAGCAATCCGGCAAGGGCTTGGCCTGCAAAGTAGTCCCGCAACGCGACGTTCTGTTCCAGCAGCCATTCAAGCATTCGTGAGTCTTCTCGTAAAATGGCATTTTCTTCAACCAACTTCGGCACTTCTTCCGCAATAATCTTACGACAGGAGAGGCCCAGTTTACCGCCAAGCATTTTAGCAAGTGCTTGCTCGTCCATTTCAGCATTCAATATTAGGGCGGATTCTTTCCACGCTTTGAGTTCGGCATTTTCTTTCTCCAATGCTTCATTTTGTTCAAGCAGAGATGCATATTTTTGTAAAAGGCTCATTTTTATTAATGTTTAATCGCTGAGTCTATAGCAGCGCGGAGATCTACGTCTTGGTGATGCATAAAATAAGATAGAACATCACCTACTCGCACGGTATCGCTCTGAAGCCAGTCCATTCTCTTCTTGTCTTCTAGAAGCATAGCATTCTCTTTCTCCAACTCATCATACCTACGAAGCAGATTGACAGCATCATCAATAGCAGCACCAATCTCTGTTGGATCTTGCATTTCAATAGTTTCGTCACCTCTTCTCCAAGAGTTATGAAT